GCATTGAAAGAGTTTCCGTTTCTCCTGCAGGAATATAATAATCTGCGGATGTTGCGGTGGGAGATACTGAAGTTTGGGAAATGGAAATATGTGCTCCTTCAGTTGTAGGAGTCAATCTCACATATTGGGATTCAATCACAAAAGATGTAGAAGCAACTGACGCTAAAGCCGTCGTTACTGACATCCCTGTTCCAACTACTACTCTGTGTGCCATTATTCTTTAAAGTCCATTTAATAGTTATTTAGTAGTTATTCTTCTGACTCTTCTTCTGCAGAATCTACAATAGGTGCATCCAAAGGATCAACCCAAGATTCATCAGAAACTTCATCAGTCTCATCATCTACTTCCACCTCTTGATCACCAAAAAGTGAGTTAGCAACATGAGGTCTAAAAGCATCAACTTTTTCACCTGATTTGGCATATAATAAGTCTTTAATTTTGTCAGTTACCTGAGCAGCAGACTCATCAGCACCAATCAAATCCATTAATTCATCCATTTTAAGTATTATTCAAAAAGTTAACTAGTTGTATTTATATTTCTCCACCCTTAGGTGTTGGAAGCTGGTTAATTGTATCCCTAGTGGTTGCCGTATCTACAGCACTAGATCTCAAAGGAGCATCCGCTACATCTGGTTGTGGTTCTTCTTCTGGTATAGGCATTGGTCTCATTCCACCAGTTCCTTCAGGATCTAACATCATATCAGCAGGATCAGGAATGACACCATCAGCTATTTCATTTTCAATCATTTCATCCTGTTCTCTGATTTCTTCATCAGTTTGACGTAGAACATTACGTCTAACCCAATCTTGAGAATAATATTTACCGATATAAGGTTCTGTTGCACCTAGAAGAGCTAATCTCTCATTTTGCAACTCTGCTTCTTTTAGTTCTGTGAAATGATTATCATATAAGAAGTCATATTGTATATGCTCTTGCATTATCTCCCAATCTTCAGGAGTAATAATATTCTTAAGAAGCAATTGACTTCTAAGCATATCACTGAACATTGCTGAGAATCTCTTTCTCAAACGTCCAACAAACTTACTAAATTTAACTTCATCACGAAGTATCTCAGAAGATCTTCCAAGGTTAAATCCCCCATCTCCTTCTATTCTAGAGATAGGAACATTTAATGACTTGAATAGTTTCTTCTTGAAGTATTCGATGTCTGTGATTTCTCCAAGATTCTGTCCTCCAGGAAGAGTAGAAATTTCAGTTCCACGTCCTCCTTCTCGTCGAGGAAGCCAGAAATCTTCAAGCATTGCCATGTACTTCTTGTCATCACGAACCTCTCCAGTGTTAGCGTCGTATACAAGTTTGTTACGATATCTCATCATTACATCACGGAGATATTGCTCTGCCTTTACTTTCGGTAGATTTCCAACATCAATATAAAAAATTCTGCGTTCTGGAGCACGAGATAATCTGTAGATAACCAGACTATCCTCAATCATTCTAAGTTGATTGAGTGATTTAATTGCCTTATGCAAATATGATAATGTTGATCCTTTATTCCTATCTACTAATCCTGATGTACAATATGTAATTGAATCTTTTGTAAATTTAACTCCTTTATCACCTCCCATTGCTGCTGGAGTAGCAGTAGGATACAAATCTTTCGGTGTATATAAGTAATATTCTTCTAATTCAGGAAACTCATATTCCATTGGGTTGCTTTGATTCACATTCCCAAGACGATCTTTATTATTTTTCTTCTGTTTTCTTACATAACGCATTTTCATTGCGTCAATATAACGCAATTCCTGTATTCCTTCGTGTGGGGCTTTTAAATCAATTACCTTATTATAGTATAATCTTCCATCAATATACCAATTCCTATAGATTTCATGAGCTTTCTTTTGAAAATCCAAGAGTTCTAGAATAAACTTGAACTCATCTCTTACCTTTTTCTTGATTCCATCACTTGCATTTAAATGATCAAGATTGATCTCAACAGGACTATCGTTTGAATCTGATACCAAAGTTTCGTTTACAATATCTTCAATAGCACTATCACACTCAGGGTGCAATGCCATTTCACGATATCTTTTAATTAATTCAAATTCAGTCCTATAGACACCTTCAATATCAACGTATTGACCAAAAAAACCACTACTCAAATAATGGTCATTCCCGTCCTCGTTTGAAGGAGGAACGGGAGAGACTATACCTGAAGATTGTGGTTCGTTGTCCTCTATCGAGAACCCAAATAACTTAGCCATGATTTATGTTAAGATGCCCTTTATTTCACTATTTATCACACTATTACAGTGCCAGTTTGATCAGATGGTGTGGCAGAACTTGAATCAGAACCTGCGATCCAGTATTGAACTTGGAAGGTAACAGTGTATTCTTCAATAGCATCACCACTTTCGTAGGAAAGATCTATTGAGGAAACCTCTGTTGGGAAAATACCATCAAAATAGTATGTTCTTAATGGTTCAAATGATGCACCACCACCACTTCCATCACCTGGAGATGTACCAGCAGTACCAAAACGACCTTCGGGTGATCTTCCTAACTGATTAACAGTCGCATTACCCATATATGAATTAGGGTTAGAAGGTCCACTAGCATCACTTAACTTACTAATTCCATTCATCCACTGTTCAAATGAAGTTCTAAGTTTGAAATCTTCATCGTTGATAACAGTAACTGTCCAAGTATCAAAGGTTCTGTCACCAGCAACCTTTAATATTCTTCCTCGGAAAGGAATTTCAACTGGTGTAATTGAAGATGCTGGTAATGCAGCAGTCTTACAAAGAAACTGAAAAGTTTCGTTATCCCAAGCATCTGCATATTTGAAGTCATTAATGTTGACTTCAAACAGATTAGGACGAGCACCGCCACCAGCAAGTCTCGACTTAAATTGGGTAATGGTTTTTAAACTGGCCATTGGTTAATTTCTCCTATGTAATTAATTATAAAGTTAAACTCTTCCAGTTACTTCTTCAAAACTGACTCCAGTTCTGGTAGCAACGAAAGTAAGGGTGACATAATTAATAGACTTAGTGGGTTTCAAGAATATGTCTGCACGGAATTCATTATTATCAACCACACTAGGAGTGTTATTTGTTTCATCACAGATGACTCGGAAATCAATGAGTCCTCTCTTTGCTTGAACATCTCTTAGATAAGGTTCAACCACATTAGTGAAGTTCGCACGAGTTATTTCATCGTTGAATTCAAAGAGTTGAGCATTTGCAACTGATTCCAGTGCTTTCTCAACTGTTAGGAAGAGTCTCCTAACATTGATTCTATCGAATGCGGATGCATAATTCAATGCGGTCTTATCACCGTAGAGAAGAATACCAGTTCCAGACTGATTAATAATAGAGTTAATCCTTGACTCATAGAGTGTATCTCTCTCAGATTTCTTAGGATTATATGCAAGTTTAATTGCATTATTCAAGACTCCTCGTTGTTGACCAGCAGGAGAGAACCAAGGATATGCCTCGATCTCTGTTCTGACCATCAGACCTGCTACGTCAGCATTACATGGAACATATACAAACTCATTGTTGAATCTATCGTACATGTACTTATATCCACTATCAAATATTCCATAAGATGATGCATTTATTGGAGAGAAGAATTCAACAACATTAGATGTTTGATTTTCTCCTTTAGTAACATTTACAACATCTGATCGATGTGGTGAAATAACCGCCACACAATCCTTTCTAGCTTCTGCTATTGCAAGAAGTTTATTTGCTTTTGCTTGAGACTCATCTTTAGCACCACATCCTGGCCCCATGATTAGATAATCAATATCAACTTCATCTGAGTTAGAGAATAAGTCGTAGGCATCTACAAGTGAACCTAGAGTTGCCTTGAATTCAGTGCCACCAGAAGCAGCATAGTCAACACCACCACCAAGAGGATAAGTTACATTACCAATTGCATTAAAGATAACTCCTTGAGTTTCTTGTCCCCAAAGACCTCCAGCAACTCCAATAGCAGTAAATGAATCTGACTTAACACCTGAATAAGTGGTAAATCCAGTAGCTGTTGGTGAAGTATTAAAGTAATTATCAACTGCACTAGATGCATTATC